AGGTGCTAATTACTTGCTTGAGCGAGGCATACTGATTACCTATATAGGCTGGCAGAGAGAGGATAGACGTATTCTCCAGCAGTTGGACCTTAATCAGATTGCACAAGTCAGCCCCAATGTAGCTACGGCTATACAGGAAGGAAAGGACGATGACGAACTGACTGCCTTGCTTCAAGCAACCTTTGAAGGAACAACCAAGAAACGGGCAAAGAAGGCTTTGCGTGACCTAAGAAAGACTGGAGTAGCAGAACTACCCATTGTTCGCAGACAGGTCAATGCCCCTGATGTTAAAACACTTGCCCCTGATGGTGACTTCTTTTTCCCTCCCTATGTTACCGATCCACAGCGAGCACCCTACTGCTTCTGGAAAACTTACTACACCCCACAGGAACTAGAGAACAAGGTAGTCACAGATGGATGGGACGAAGACTTCGTAGATTACATCATATCTAAGTATAGAGGTGTAAACATTGACTCTATTGAGCGCGAACAAGAAGGTCGTCGTAGCCTAAGCCTAGCAGACAATGCTTACGAGGCTGATGAACTAGTTGAAATCTGCTATGCGTATCAACGCCTAATTGACCAAGAAGATGGTGCAGAAGGCATCTACTGCACAGTATTCCACAAGGAGTTCAGTGGTAACGAAGAAGTGCCCGGCTACGCCAAGTTTGAACTTCTCAATGGCTACGAAGACTACCCAGTGGTAGTTACAAAGCTATCTGAGGATAGCAAACGACTATACGACACAACGACCATCCCATCTGTTCTTCGCGGCATACAGAACCAAGTAAAGGTTGAGCGCGACTCAAGGGTAGACAGAAACAGTTTGGCAACTCTGCCTCCGATTCTGCATCCAGTAGGGCAAGCTCCTAATGATTGGGGTCCTGGTAGATTGATACCGTATCGCCGTAAGGGTGACTTAGACTTTGCTCCAACACCTCCACCACCCACTGGATCAGTAGAGATGGAGGACACGCTGCTGACCTTAGCAGACAAACTAGTTGGACTAGATGAGGGTGCTCAGATTAGTCAGATACGCAAGCAGTTCCTAGTGGACAAGTTCCTTAGCCACACCGCTGAGGTAATTAAGATGGCTTACAAGTGTTTCCAACGCTTTGGACCAGATGAAGTCTTTTTCCGTGTAACTGGTGTGCCAGACCCACAAGTCTTTGACAAGGGCAACCCAGATGAAAACTTTGACATATTAATTAACTTTGATGTGCAGAACACAGACCCAGAAACTGTAGAGAAGAAACTACAGCAGTTCGTGGCACTCAACCAGTTAAACGCCAACAACCGTCTAAACGTAGATAATCTACTAGATGTAGCTGCCGCAAGCATTGACCCTGTCATGGCTGATGCCGTTCTACAGCCAGTTGAAACCGCACAACAACAAATCGTTGAGCAAGTTACAGATGACCTAGCTAAAATCTTTGCAGGTATTGAGATGCCGGCTAGACCCGCTGGAGCACAAATTGCATTACAGGTTATACAGCAATACACTCAACAGCCTGATGTTGCACAAAGGATTCAGTCCGATCAAGCATTTGCTGCTAGACTACAAAAGTATAATGGTCAATATACCTT